CAGAACTTCTCATGTAGAATTGCTTGCCGAAATGTTGAAGCAGCATGTAGCCAACATCATACAACTCACAGGAGAAGGGACTGCAAAAAACAGGAGAGAAACGCTGCAAAAGTTACAGGATATACCCAAAGATGCCCCTCTTGTAATAGTAGCTACGGGAAAATATGTGGGAGAGGGATTTGACTATCCACGACTTGATACACTGTTTTTGGTACTGCCAATCTCATGGAAAGGATTGGTGGCACAATATGCCGGACGTTTGCACCGTGAGAATGAGGGGAAAAAAGATGTCCGTATTTACGACTATATTGATATACACGAACCTGTTTGTGAGAGCATGTATCGTAAACGCCTGAAAGGATACTCTGCCATCGGTTATCGTGTACTGTCAAAAGATAATCCGACATTGTTTGATGACACAGAAAACTTGTACACATCGTCATGTGAAGGACAGATTTTCAATGGTAACACATTCCGTTTGGCATTTATGCAAAATTTGCAAAGTTCAAGACAATCTATTGTCATATCCTCTCCAAAACTCTATCGTACAGAACGAAACACATTTGTTAAAACACTCAGAGAGTTTCATGCGAGTGGTATTCAAGTATCAATTCTCACATCAGAGGAAAACAGTCAGACGGATTATCTAAAAAGTTTGGGATTATATGTAAAGATTGTACCGAAACTATCATTATCCTCGTGCGTCATAGATAAGTCCACAGTCTGGTATGGCAGTATCAATATACTTGGCTATGTTACAGAGGAAGACAATATTATTAAAATCACAGATGTGAAACTTGCAAATGAGCTACTTGATGTCATTTACAATAGCGGAAAATAGAAAAAACAAATAAGTGTGGAAAAAATCATCGTTTTACTCTCGTATGACAGTATCCCAAATGTGATGACTCTTGCCGAATAGATGAGAATAACAGCCAAAGCCGCAGAAAACAAAAATTGATTTTTCTGGAGGGAGCGCAGTTTGCCGTCTGCCCATTTTATTGTATTTCTAAAAAATATCCTTCTTTAGGTGATGAGAACAGCATATAGAATCGGACGTGATTTTAATTTCCGTCTATATGCTGTTTTACTTTTTTATTTTCTGACTTTTCCGTCAGTCGCTTGTTTCCGCTGCCGTCGGCATTCATTGTACAGACGTGAAAGGAAAAAGGTTTTCGGGCTGAATACGCTCTGAAAGAGGAAGATTCTGCCCGAAACGGCATAGCCGCTCGACCTTTTCACTTTCAATAGAGTCTGTACTAACTTCTATGGACGGCAGAGGGAACGGGCGACTGTCTGGGATTGTCCTTTTGCTCTTGTCTTCGTTTCATCAGCTTGTCCATGTCCTCGGATATTTTATCATCGGTTACTTTGGCATATCCTTGTGTCGTTTTAATACTCGTGTGTCCCATCATTTTACTTATACTTTCTATCGGGACACCTGCAGAAAGCATCAAAGTGCCGAACGAATGCCTGCTGGCGTGATAGCTCAAATTCTCCTTTATACCAGCCACGATACCTATCTCATGTATGCAGTACCATAACATGTCACGCTTGGGCAATGGGAATATGGGTCTGCTTTCATCCGTTGTGTTATACAGGGCCAATATCTGTTCAGCTATGGGATGAATAGGTATGAATGACTCCACATCCGTTTTCTTACGGTTAATACGGATGTACTTTCTTCCCTCTAAAGTCGTTTCAATATGTGAAGGATAAAGCCGTTTCACATCAACGTATGATAATCCGGTGAAGCAGGAAAAGATGAAAGCCCTGCGTGTAAGTTCCTGCAATCTTTCCGGCATAGGCTGTTCCATAATCCTTTGCAATTCAGCCCTGCTTATATGTTTCAATTTGCCTGTAGGCTTTTTCTCGTAAGGAACATCCGCAAGCGGGTTGAAACGGAGAATCTCCCTGTCAACGGCAATATATATCAGTCTGTTCAGCCATGTAAGACAATGGTTGATGTGACTCGCACCGCAACCTTTGCCCTTCAGATATAGTTTGTATTCCCAACCGAAATCTTCTGTAATGTCTTCAAAAGCTAGGTCATTCATCCCCATAGAAAGCAGGTATTCGTGCAGGTATGCCTGAGTAGACTTGGACTGACGGTAAGATGAGGTAGAATTTATCGCTACGGAACGGATTCTCAACCTTTCGCGTTCTTCTTCTCCAGCTTTTAAGAGAGTCATAGGAACAGTCCCTACACATGTTATTTCGTTTTTCAGCATTTCAGCAGTTATTATACCCGTTTCCTTTAACAGGTTCATGTAAGAAGTTTCAAGCCTTGCCCGTAGGTCCGCAAGAAGACCGTTTGTCCTGCCATCTTTTACCGTTTCGTTTTTGGTATTCCAGCATTCAGGATTACAATAATATCCGGTAGTAAATACACTGCTCTTGCCGTCAATCGTGATACGGCACATGATGGCTGTTGTCCCGTCGGTTTTGACCTTGCCTCGGTTAATATAGTAGAGAATAGAAAATGTACTTCGCATTGTTTAAATATTTTAAGAGTTATAGAATCAGTTTCAGGTCTTTTGTCGCCTCGATATATTTGTCCATGTCCTCAAAAAGTTTTTTGGGAGTCACACGGGCATATACTTGGGTTGTACCTATATCCGCATGTCCCAGCATCCTGCTGACAGTTTCAATCGGCACCCCGTTTTCCAATGTCATAAGGGTCGAGAACGAATGTCTCCCCATGTGGTATGACAAACGGCCTTGTATCCCGACTTTCATTTTGATGCTTGTAAGACACCATTTCAAAGCCTGGTAGGGGATGACGGGAAACAAGGTAGCCCTTGTCTCATCCTTGTACTTTTCAATAAGAGCCACGGCTTCCGGTAACAGCTTGACACGGCACAGTTGTCCGTTTTTACCTCTTCGGTATTTCAACCATGGCGCTCCCTGATCATCCTTGGATAGGTTATCAGGAGTAATTGCAACTACGTCAACATATGAAGTCCCGGTGTAGCAGGCGAAAAGAAACATATCCCTGACTATAGAGTGTTCGGGGCGGCAGCCGGTAAGCTCTACATCTCTTATTTTTTCGAAATCATCCTTGCTCAATGCTCTCGGGGGTGTCTCTTTCTGTTTTGGCAGCTGGTAGTGTTCAAAATAGGACTTGTCCGAATGCCCTTCCTTGAACGCGATACGGCAAATCTTTTTCAGTATGGCCAGATAGTGACGTACAGTCTGGACTCCCAGTCGTTTCTCAATTACAACATATTCCTGAAATTCACGTATAAACAGCTCATTAAGCTGGCAAAAGGCAAGGTCTGACACCTTGAATCTGCAATTTATGAATTCTGCAAGACGGTTACGGGTATAAATATAGTTTGGAAGTGTACGGTGGGATATGTCTATCCCCACACGGGACTTCACTTCCTCGATATGCCTGTCGAACAGCTTGAGCAATGTCATTTGGGTATCTTTGCTACCTTGAAGCATTTCTTTTACATCCGTTGCATTAAAATCATTTTTCCGTTTCACGAGAGAATCAAAGGCAGCGTTTACAGCCAATAGCAACTTGGCGATTTTTGCATTGGTTTCCACCGCTTCTTTACTTTTCCCATTCAACCGACTCTCACGTGGATTCCATAACTCTGGAGTACATGACAGCTTGCAACTGAATTGCGCCATCGTGTTGTTCACCGTTATTCGTCCCATAATTGGAGCCTTTCCGAACTTGTCAAGACCGCTCTTTTTCAGGTAGAGCAACACCTTGAATTTTTCTATTTTCATACGCTTATCCTTTAATGGCAAAATTACCTAATTTATAAGCGTTCTTTGATATGCAAAATATTGACAACCAGTGAATAATAGCCCATTGTGATAACTTCTGTACTCCTCATTGCGTTACCTGTATGCTTCGGTAACTGGACAGCTAACGCTTTGGTAACTGAACGAATACTACAAATCACCTTTTTTTGCGTTTTACTCATTTGGCAGAATCCAGCAAATATGCTAAATACCAACTATTTAAGTTTTATCTACTCATTTCTGTTATCGCTTGCTTTCCTGTTACTTATGCATTGACACCGCCATAGCTACGCTTCGCTGTTGCTGGAAAATGGAGTTGACATATACACCATCAAGTCTTTGATGGGACATACTAACGTCAAAACCACGCAGATTTATACGCATATCGTAAACGAACAAAAAGAGAAAGCCGCCAATACGCTGCATATAGAAAATTTGGATTTATAGGTTGTGGTGGTTGTATCCACCATTGAGCACCAATGACTTATGTAATACCAATCATATACTTACCACCGTTTACCCCTCATGAAGCATCGGCTTTTTGAGGGGTATTTTGTTGCATGGAGGCTTTCGATAAGGAATGTGTTAGTCTAAACAGTCGTTTATTCCCCTTTTATTATGTCTTCCAATAAATTCTCGTATTAATGAAACTTAAATCTGTTAGTGGTAAATGAACGGTTGATTGGTGGCGGTCAAGCACCTATTTAGCACCTATAAGCATCCCTATACTTTTGCGGTATCAACTTAAATACGAAGAAAATGGCTTATAAAGTAAATTCGTTGGAGGAGATGCCGAATGCGTTGTCCTACTTGATTGAGTCCGTAGAAGTACTACAAACCAAAGTAAATGCCTTGCAGCATAAGCAGGCAAGTAATTCACCCAAGTGGATGGATATAGACGAGCTTTGCGCTTATCTACCATCGCATCCAGCCAAGCAAACGGTTTATGGATGGGTATCAACCAAACAGATTCCCGTACATAAAATAAATAAAGCGTTGGCTTTTCTGCAATCTGAGATTGACGATTGGTTGAAGAACAAATCGCATAAGACACAGGATGACTTAATGGAAGAAGCCAAACGATTTGTCGAATCTAAAAAGATTATCAGATGATGGAAATGACAGACTATTGTTTTTCATTCTTTCGCAAGCCCATTCAAAACATCGAACCGATGAGGGCTATAGGTATTGTGGATGCGTATCGTTATATCATCGGACATTATGCCCAACCACAAACCGAGAACCTTCGGCAGATGCAGTCCTCTCCCGAAGCCAAAAGGTACAAAGCCACCCATTTTGACTATTGTACTTTTTCGGGATTATTCCGAAAACGGAATGAAAAGGAACTGATTATGCACTCAGGATTGATGTGTTTGGATTTCGATCATGTGAAGAACATTGGGGAGTTAAAACAACAATTACTCAACCATGAGTATTTTGATACGGAACTGTTATTTGTCAGTCCATCCGGTAATGGATTGAAGTGGATAATACCTGTTGACTTGAAAGGCTGGAAACATTCCCGGTACTTCAAGGCTGTTGCCAACTGCATCAAAGCGACAGGTTTGCCATTAGTGGATATGTCCGGCAGTGATGTGGCTCGTTCATGCTTCTTACCCTACGACCCACAAGCATATATTAACCATAAATACAAAAATGATGTCGAAGAAAATCTTTTCCGCCCAAGATTGGGAGAATGTCCCTTCTGAAATACAACAGGCACATACACCAAGTATTACCCTTATATATAATAAGGTAAAGGAAGATGTGGAATGTGTTGTTCGGGAGATAGAGCAGCGTGCCATTGATATAGCATCCAGTTATAAAGATTGGGTGGAGTTGGGCTTTGCGCTTGTGGATGGATTGGGAGAAAACGGACGGGAGTATTATCACCGCATCAGCAGGTTTTACCCTGCCTATAAAAGGGAAAAAACGGACAAACAATATACGTATTGTCTGCACTCCAAAGGACAAGGCATTACTATCCGCTCTTTCTTCCATTTGGCAAATCAAGCCGGAATCTCATTGGCTCCGTTCAGTAAAGAGCATTTATCCATTTTACCAAATATCCAAAATGGAAAAACGGGTAAATGGATAAAATCAGAAGAAGAACTTCCTGTATTTCCTGAATGTGTGTTTGAGCATCTTCCTCCTTTTCTAAATGAGGTTGTCAATAATTCCATTTCAGTAGATGACCGTGATACGATATTAATCGGGGCTATTGTGTGTTTGTCGGTATGCTTTCATAATGTTTGTGGCGTGTACGATGAACGCATTGTTTATCCGAATCTATATCTGTTCGTGGTGGCAGATGCCGGTATGGGAAAAGGAGCATTGACCTTATGCCGAGAATTGGTAGCTCCCATTAACCGTAATTTGCATGAACTTTCAAAGCGGATGGAACAGGAATACAAAGAAGCGATGAGCGCTTATATCAAAGGTAAGAAAACTGATGAAATGACTATGCCAACAGAACCGCCCATGCGTATGCTCGTCATTCCTGCCAATAGTAGCGCAAGTTCTTTCTTGAAGATATTGGGGGATAATGACGGAATCGGGCTGTTGTTTGAATCGGAAGGTGACACGTTAAGCCAGACTTTAAAGTCGGATTACGGCAATTATTCCGATGTGTTGCGAAAGGCATTTCATCATGAGCTGGTAAGTTTAAGTCGCCGTAAGGACAGGGAGTATTGCGAAGTAGCTAATCCGAGAGTTTCGGTAGCTTTGGCTGGAACTCCAGAACAGGTAAGAAGATTAATTCCTGATGCGGAGAACGGATTGATGAGTCGCTTTTGTTTCTATATTATCCGCTTCAAACGAGGTATAAGAAATGTGTTTGCCACAAGCGACATTTCTCAATCCAAGAATGCCATGTTCAAACTGTTGGGAGATAAATTCTGCCATTTGCATGAGAATTTTGTACGGCAGGGTAATTATTCCTTTTCTCTTCCCTCTGATTTGCAGGAACACTTTATTGAATATCTCAGTCGGGTGAATGAGGAATGTTGTGACGAAGTGGATAACAAGATGCAAGGAGTAGTCAGACGGATGGGACTGATTGCTTATCGTATAATGATGGTGTTGACCTCTGTCCGACATTTGGATAATGTGATTCACAAATCTTCTTCTGACGAGACTGTACAATTGGTTTGCCATGAGTTTGACTATTCCATAGCCATGAGTATCTGCGATACCCTGCTTTATCATGCCGTATTCATTTATCAGAATTTGTCAGGAAATCAGTCAAAACGATTCAATGCCGATTCGCAAGAGACAGGCGTTTATGCACGAAGGAACATCCTTTATAATATGTTGCCTGACACTTTCACAAAGAAAGATTATGATGCGGCGGTTTTAACTTTGGGCGAGAATGGAAGTACGGCAAACAAGTGGATAGAAGCCTTTATTAAAGATGGCAAGCTATGCCGGATAGAGCAGGGGAAATATAGGAAGATTTTTTGAGTGGCAAGTTTGTGTTTTAGTGTCACTAAAACCTATGCGGCAAGCGGATAGAACAGCCACTCTCAAAAAAACAATTTATCAATATCGAAAATCAATATGAGTATAAAAGAAAAGAAACTTGGTGGCCGCCCAAAGTTGGCGAGCTATCAGAAACGTACCAAATGTTTTCGGGTAATGTTTACTGAGAACGACTACATTTATATCCAATCTAAAGCGGAACAGGCAAGACTGTCTGTCAATGAATTTTGCCATCAGGCAGCAATGGATTGTCAGGTCTGTCAGCGTATTAGTCCGGAAATGGTATCGGCAATTCGTGACCTTTCCGGTATCGCCAATAATGTCAATCAGATTGCACATCAGATGCACATCTATGGATTGGAAACAGTCAAACAACAGTGTTTTTCGATTATCTCGGAAATTAGTAGAATTATCACCCAAGTAAAGAATACCTGTCATGATAGCGAAGATTAAAACAAGAGTTGATTTCGGAGGTATTGTAAACTATGCCAACGATCAAAAGAACAAGAAGAAATGCGCTACACTTTTGGCGCACGAAGGAGTATGTGCCATTAGCAATAAGTTTATTGCCGATTCTTTTTGCCTTCAAGCATCCATGCGCCCGAAAGTAAAGAGTCCTGTGAAGCACGTATCACTTGCTTTCTCTTCGCAAGATATTAGCCGTTTTCCTGATAATGAAGAAGGGGATGCGCTTATGGTGGAGATTGCCAAGAAATGGATGGAACAAATGGGGATTCGCAATACTCAATATATCATAGCCCGGCATCACGATACGAAACATCCTCATTGTCATTTGGTATTTAATCGGATAGACAATGAAGGTAATCTCATTTCTGACAGCAATGAAAGAATACGCAATGCAAAAGTCTGTCGTGCTTTAACTAAAGAGTATGGACTTTACTTTGCTCCTAAAAATAGCAAAGCCAGAAATAAGAGCCGTTTGCGTCCTCATCAATTACGGAAATATAATCTCCGTTCTTCAGTTCTTGATGCACGAGCAAATTCTCATTCGTGGAATGACTTTTTTTGCATTCTCAAAGGTTTGGGTATAGATATGCGTTTTAATCACGCTGAGAATTCTGATAAAATTCGTGGTATATCATTCAGTCAGGATGAGTATAGTATGGCTGGTTCTAAACTTGACCGTGATTTGAGTTTTAACAGCCTTTGTGCTACATTGGGTAATGTGGTAGCGGAACTGATTATTCAACCCCATCAAGCCATAACTACCAGTGGAGGTGGAGGAGCCAACAATGAACAAGGATGGCGAGACGATAAAAACAAAGACAACGAAAGAAACGAACCTTTTTATAAAACCTCAAAACGTAGAAGATAATGAAAGAAGATGTAGTAGCTGTAAATCTTGCGAATTTGCGCCAAAGTATCAACGAACTGAAAGAATGTATTGAAAAACAGAACACCACTGTTCCTAAACCGGAACAATCTGTAAAAGCGGATTTCAATGAAAAGGCTATTTATAATGGAATTGCCAAAAGTTTCTGTACTTGCTGGAACGAAGCCTTGTCTGTGGTCAAGAAACATATCTGGCAACAGCAGCCCAACACATTGCCGTTTTCGCTATGGTTTCCAAAACTCATTGATTTATTCAAGCAGAAGTCCAAACTTCTTGAATATCTTTATCGGCACGTTTGCGATTACAATCAGAATCGTATGGCTATCGAAACTAATATTAGGTGTATATTGAAACGGCAGGATGAGATATTGGCAAAAATCAATGCATTGAAAAGCCCTGTAACTATTATTCCGCCTAATATCAGTGGGTTGTTTATATGTGGCTATCATATAAAACTCCGGCATATAGTGTCCATTATTGCCGTCATTATTATATGGGCTGTTGCTGTTTCTGCTAGTAGCATGAAGTATAAAGAAGAGGGCTTTGCGTATTATTCGATGTATCGGGCAATGAAGGAACAATATCAGCATTTAGTGGAAATTACTTATGTAAAATCTAAGCCTGATGCGGAATAAGAAGTTTTTATAGATTATTATTTGTCTATTTTACCATATGACACTTCCGGTTCAGCGACCATGAAATTATTGTCATTTTCTACTATTTGATATGTTTTGATTTTTCGGTCTTCAAGAAAAATATGATTCAATGTATATGCTAATGATTCAAGTGTTTGTATGCGGACTTTAGGTTTTAGTTGACATTCCCAAATTGTAATGCAATGCCAGCCCATAGCAGCAAGCTGGCATTGCTCTTTTTTATCACGCTCTTTGTTTCGTTCTATTTTCTTTTGCCAAAAGTCAATGTTTGTTTTAGGTAGGCGAAAGTATCTGCAATTATCATGACCATGCCAAAAACAGCCATTCACAAAAATAACAGTTCGGTATTTGCGAAGTACTATATCAGGATGACCGGGAAGACGTGGATGATTCAGCCGATAGCGAAAACCACGGCTAAAAAGAAATTTCCGTACCAATATTTCGGGTTTCGTATTCTTTCCATGTATAGCAGCCATGTTACGGCGTCGTTGTTCTTTGGTCAGTACATCAGCCATTTCGTTTATTTGAGTTGTTCTTTACAGTCTTTATACAGTTGAATTAAATGATATATAGACATATCTATGAGAGGCTCAAACATAAAACTGTTTACATGAATTAGTTCAGGAGTCATCATATTAACACGCTCTATAATACCATAATGAGCATCTCTCGGACAGACTTTTTTAAATAGACTTGTCCACCTCCCCGTTTGACTACCTGTTACAGCTAAATCTTCTTCACTTTTACCTTTTGCTATCATTTTGTCGTACATATAATTTTCCGCCAGGTGTCTTATGGCAATAGATAAGCACACTTTATTTTCAATTAGCACTTGATTAGGATTGGCTTCGGTTATGATGCTATCTGCGGTTTGCATAATCAAGTCGTAAATTTTATCTGTTGATTTAGGGCGTTTCATACCTTTACCTTGTGTAAAATCAGTCATAATATTTATCAACTGCTCAATTGTAATAGTTCGTGTATTTGCTTTTTTATGAAGGCATTCTGTTAATGTTTTGTAATCATCATTTTCCCCTTTAGTATATTCTATCAGATTTCTAACAAAAGGAATCATGCTTATAAATATTTTATCATCATTATCATGCTCGATAAAAGCATTAGTATATATATTACCTTTATACTGACCTTGGTTGATGATTACCTTTCCATTAGCTAAGCGTTCTGCCATCCATAGATTTGGTTGGAATAGACTAAGACGGGACGACAATGTTCTATAGAAATCATAGTTATGAGTCAACACGAGCATATAGAACTTATTGCTATTGTCTGCAGCAATGTCTTTAATATATTCTACTATCGCATATTTGTTTTGATAATCAAATGAATCAGCTATATCATCCATAACTAAAATTGTATCATGATCCATAGTCTTACGTGCTTCCATTTCAAAGAGAAATTGCAGGATAATGAAAGCGCGTTTTTCGCCTCGACTAAGGATTTTCTCCAGCACGTCTTTCTCCACAGTTGTTTCTGCACTTGAAGTTTCAACGTAAGAAAACTGTAGTTTCGCTGCTTCTTGTTTTAGTATAATATCCTTTTGATTGGCTATAGAAACTTTTATTGGTACATGAAAACGTGCATTATAAAGGGCTATAATTTGTTCCCATCTTTCTTGCTGCGAGCTGGCCTCTTCTAAGACTTGCTGTAGTGCCTCTTTATTTTCATTATAAACTTGTATATAAGCATCAAACAGAGGTTTTATCTCATTGTCTGATAAATACCCTAACCAAACTTTTTTTCGGAATACTTCGTAGTTGATGATTTCAGGTATCCATTCAGGATGATTGTTCAAAACAGATTTAAAACCTCTCAATTCGACATTTTTGTCAATTGCTTTTGTGATTTTATCAAAAGCTTTCTTTAAATTTTCATCCTTTAAAAGACGTTGTTGTTCACTATTAATAAGTTCTTGCAACTCTGTCTCGGACGATAATTCCGTATCGTCCTGAAGTACAATTTTATGATTAACACCGAAAAATGAACCATCAGAAACATACTGTTGTAATTGCGTAACATGATACGTTCCAAATGTATGACCGGTCACAGTTCGGAATAGTTTGGAATTCCCTAAAAGTCTATTGTAATTGTCGATATATATATTCAGGTTATCTTTATTAGATTCTATAAATTTCTTAACATTCTCTTTGGTGTCAAATACATCATTATACTTAAATTCAAACTTTGGTAAACCTGATTTGACTTCACTGTTTAAACGCTCAAGTATGCTAAAGATAGTGTCTGCATCATTTTGTTTGAAAGTACCGAATATCTCTTTTTCACAGTCGGAACTTAAAGAGGCACTTTTTAATTTACTTATGAGGAGTTCCTTCTTCTCTGACAATTGTTGATATATAGAATCATACCTGTTTTTTAATTCTGAGCTTGCAAGGAAATTCACAAACGACTTTGAACAATCAATATCATCATCTCCATTAACTACGAATATATTTTCCTTAGACACATCTAAACCGTCCACTTTTAGGATGAAACTCGATTTGTCTTTATCGTGTAGCTTGTCACATGGTTTCTCTTTGGACTGCCCTGATAAATAGCGCATAGTTTTAGCAAAAGATGTTTTCATTGAACCATTTGGAGCATAGATTAAATGTATTTGTTTACCAGGAGTAAACTTGAATTCTTGGTTGAGCTCCTTAATACCATAACAATTTCTCCAATCAATTTTTATTTTTTGTATCATAAATTGCAATAATAGGATTTTGTATTTATGTAAATATCTATTTGTTAACTGTATAATATGCCATTACATTTGTTAGTGAAAGATAGCTATGACTCATTTACTATCAACCACTTTTCTGTCTCGTCAAATGTAGTGTCAATAAAAGTATAATTAATCATCTTATGAGTATCTATCTGTCGATAATCCTCAAATAGCTTACGGCTGAAACGCAATTCGAATGCTAAACGCATATCATCTGTTATATCTTCACCTTCGGCTTGTTTTGCCTCTTTACTCGTTATGGTTCTTATACGGATGATTTCATATAAATCACGAACACCTTCACCTTTTATATAAGGTACAAAGTAATGAAGGTCATGCAATGAAATGGTTGTCGGGAACTTTGGTCCTGTATAGTACAAAATGGCATTACCGTCAAGGAAACTTTGTGTATATTCGGGTCGTGAACTATTTCCAACCAAACCTACAAGAAGGCGATTAGGCACTTGCAATAACGCGCCCTTCTGTGGTATCACTTTCGATATGGTTTCATGCGATTTATTTTGAATAAGTTCTTCTATGAATTGCTCTAAAAGCAATCGGTTATGTGTGTCCTTGGGACGAAGTGGGAATGCTCCAATATTTACCTCATCTATAGTCTTACGGAACTTAGATACGGCAACATCAGTAGGCTCACCATCACCTGGGAACAGGATATAACCACCTATCACTTCTTTTTTCAAAGCGTTTGATTGACAATCTTTATAATAGATGGCATCACGGTATCTATGCATTTGGTTGATTGCATCTTCGGGTGGAACATCTACTCCATTTTTATCCTTTCCATCAATACGATATTTCGCATCAAACAGGTAAGTCATTTTCATTCCTTCTTGCAAATCGTTTTTTGTAAGCTGCAATACAATATCCGGTTTTTGGGGAACAGTTGGTACTACTAGGTCAGTTATACCGACAGAATTATTTTCGCGTTCCGAACTTTTTGGATTATAGATTAGCTCCGCCAGTTCTACATCATCTTTTTTGAAAAGGATGCGCGAATGTTCTCCCTTGCCCAAATCCCATGTAAACAGACCATTCATTTCCATACGGTTTCTGTGGTCTATGTCTTCATTGGACAAATGCAGTTTTTCTTTTACTATATGGCTTACTTCTATAAAGCACCAAATTTCATAAAGCGTTGCTATATCTTTGGTCTGCAAGCGATATATGCCATCATTCAGTGAATAGGAGCGTTGAAGTAGATTCCATGTGCGATATACTTGACTATATCCGGTAGCTTTTTGCAGAACCAAACTCTCTTGATTCATTCCTTTGTAATTTCCTACAGTGCGGAAAAAGGAATTTCGTTGCAGATGTTTAAGTGCCGTTAATGTGGCTTGCATATCATCCTTCATCACATCGGAAGCATTCTTCACAGCTTCTATATGCTTCTTCAAGACTTCATATTTGTCAGCAATTTGTCCAAGAGCAAATTTCAGAAACCTGTTTTCCTGTGTATCGTTTGTCCATACATGTTCCTCTACACGGTATAAATGAGCGCAGTCATTTCTGTGTTCTGCCAATTCGTTTTCTATGTAAGAGGGAATAAATGTCAGCTTGTCAGCACGTTTGTAAGCATCCTTTCCATGTAGCCGATGCCGTGGGCGGTCAATGATATTTTTACAAGCCTTTATGAATTTCTGTTGTTCATTGGCAAATACGCTCCACCAGATTATTTCAGGGGTTTCTCCGTTTGTATCGGGCGAAAAACCATGAAAGGTTCTTCGCATATAATCAAGTGAAAGCATCCTGTATTCCTGTTCAATATCCTCGATAATAGTTCTCCAATGCTCGTGATAATTGAGTTTTGTGCTTAACACTTCAAAAGAGAAAACAAACTCACGGGTCTCTGCCCCTACTTGATATATGAACTGTATTTCACTGCGCCCAACCTCATTGCTATAGTTCAAGAAACCGGCTAATATCTGTCTGCGAAAAGTAAATTTCTCATTTTCATTTTGAAGAATGGAACCGAACTGTGCTTTTTTCACATAGTCCTTGAATTCAATCCAAATAGGATAATCGACATTATCAAAAAACACGGCAGGGGCTTGTTGGTTGTCCTCAATCGCAACTCTTTCTCCGATATGGTTGCTTAAAGTAACAGATGCTACTCCCTCTGACCAAGAGTAAGTAGAGTGTAAGCCTTCTTCTCCCACATTATTCTTAGCCTTGCGCCAAATATCATCGAACTTTGTACATTCGACAATCATTTCAAAATCCTGATGTCTTATGGTAAGCAGTTCCATCGTTTCTTGCAGATGTCTGATAGTTTTTAGCTCCAGAAACTTGTATAACCGGATGACAGTCGTCCTTGCATTTCTTTCAGTTTGGCTATGGAAATAGATTCTATTTTCTTATCTTCTCCAGTCAATACCAGCAACTGCGTTTCGATAGTGGTAATCAATTTTTCAAGAAGTGAATGCTTGACTTTTGTATCGTCTCCTTCAATACGCGACAATATTTTCATACTGGTTATTTCATCCAATGCTGTTGCTATGACTTCATCCTCACTGAACTCATTTCCGTTTTCATCCATGTTGTATGGCAAATTGTTTACCACATAAAGTAAGAATTCGTTTCGCGTACGGTAGGCGATTTTGAATGGTGTGCCATTGAGGACGTCATTCACAGCTTGTAAATAGGTCAATACCTTATTGCAGACTTCTTCGTTGTCTGCGTACACATCCACACCTTCTACGGCTGTACCGATCAGCATGTCGCTACTCAGTTTGCCAATTCGTTCGTACCTGCTGTCTAGACCAGCATACAAATCCACTTCATTCATTTCTATTGTCATAGCGCGGTCGAGTACCTTTCGGGAGAAAGAGAAGGTTGTTTCATCCATATTTACCGTACCCACTACAATTAGATTTTGTGGAATGGTGATGCCTTCTTCCAAAAAGCGATTCCTTAATGCTTCATTATCTCCTGTCAGTTCGGCAGTCAATACTCGATACCAATCTTCTGTGCTTTTCTTCAGTATAGGGTCTGTTACAATCGTACCGTCTTCACTGCTTTTACGAGATTCTATTATGCTGAGAAATTCCGCAAAGTATTGTTCCACAGGAGCAAGGTTCATCTCATCCAAGCAAAGGAAATAAGGAGTGTCCAGGTTTTCCCAAGCCCGTGTGATGAATCTTAAGAAATCGCCAATTACATATATGGGACTTCCGCTGACACGACTCACATATCCCATTAATTCCGTAGAGTCATGCCAATTAGGTTTTACCTGAATCATCTCAAAGTTTTTTGGCTTCTGAGCCTTGTATTCAGCGGAATTTTCGTACCAATATGCACGGGCTAGTTCACGGACAATACGGCTTTTACCTGTACCGGATATGCCAGCTAACAAAAGGAAAGGCTTGGTCTTGATGGCGGTAATGATGTCTATATATTTATATACTCGCTCGTCTGTTGAACTCTTATTGGTAGATAGATATTCAAGTAATTCTTTTGTTAAAGGTGTTATTTCTCCTGCTGTGTGAGGATGTGTCGGAATCCATACCAAATGTTTTCTTCCTTTGGAAAAATGAGTATAAAATTCCGATGTGTGAGCAAATAAGCCCTCCCATGCAGAACGGGCACTTCCTGAACCATTCCAAACAGATTCTATATGTAAAGGCTTGTTTTCAACAACCTTATTTACAAACATGCGGAGATTTTCCGTTGTTATATTGGCACTTTTTGTAGAACCTTTTTCCGTATCAACTTTTGTTGCTGATATGTATTTTTCAACATGATCAACACTGTCAAGCTGGATTTTGTTTGTTCCAGCTTTTACATAATCCAAATTAACCCCTTTGGGTAATTCATCGATTAAGTTTAAGAAGTGTTCTAAAGTCAAAGCCATAAACTAATTATTTATGTGATTAATATAGTCATTAATAGAGTTTGCTATGCCGTTAGCTAAAACGAAAGGAACTCCGTTCCCAACTGTTTTAAAGGCATCTGTTAGTGATACATCTTGTGGTAGAATAAAATTTGCGGGCAATGATTGAATAGCCAATGATTCCGCTACAGATATTCTTCGAGGCAGGAAAGGATGTATATGAACCTCATTATTCCCATAAGCGGCTGTTGGTGAATATCGCCATCTGTGTAGGCGTTTATAACATTTCTTTTCCACATCGCCTTCTTCTTTTGTCCTAAATCTTACGATTCCCGCACGTGGTTGGAAATACATATTGGCATTGGGATGATGTGTCACATCATTTTCCGTCCACCAATGTTGTATGGTCAAGTCTTCTATAATACCATTAGGCATAAGCATAGGAGTATTTTCTTGATAGGGAGATTTATTGGGCCAGGGAAGATTCTTTATTTCTTTCAAGTTATATCTTTTATGCGCTTCCCAAGGAAAATTCATTAAGACCCCGTTATCCGCTTGAAGATGTAGCCTATTAACAGCATCTTGGTGAAATCCTATTAATATAATTCTATCTCTATCTTGTGCCGCTCCAAATTCCAAGGAGTTGACAAGTTGTTCTGTTAGAGAATATCCATGTGCTCTAAATTGCTGTTTCAATTCTTCAAAAAACTGTCTATGTCTTGCAGTTCTATATAGTCCTTTAACATTTTCAAAAAGGAAAAAATCCGGGAGTGCTGTACAAATTAGTTGCGCATACGTTCCAGATAGCTTACCATTTTCTCCATCACGTCCTCTATTTTTTCCTGCTACAGAAAAATCGGGACATGGAGGGCCTCCAATAAAACCGGTAAGTTCTTCTTCTTTCGATTCTTCTACCCAATCTATAAGTCTTTGAAGCCTGTCTCCATGCTCTCCATCAATATATTCAGTTATATCTTCTATATGATGACCGTATTTGGGTTCCTGCAATCCCATATTTTGTCTTGCATAACGATAAATACGATCAAAAGCTTCGTGAAATTCATTTACGAAAACAATATTATAATCACCTTGTAATTCGAATCCTAAATCCAAAAAACCAGCACCTGCAAAAAATGAAAATATGTTCATTAGTTATTTTATTCTTTTATTGACCAAAGTAAATCTTTCACATCTACATCTAAACATTCAGCAATCTTGACCAATGTTTCCAAGTTCGGCTGCATGGTGTTAGTACACCATTTCGAAACAGTCCCCGGATCTTTTCCCAACTGCTCTGCTAGCCATTTATTGGTGCGTTTCTTTTCTGCAAGAACCACCTTTAAACGATTTATGTCTTTATTCATACGTTCTATGACATGTTTTAAATACAAAGGTAATCATTATAATCGAGACTTTTTTCTATTCATAATAGTTTTCTAACAAATATGTGTTGAAAAGCAACTTTATATTGGAATATACTTCAATGATGTATGTTGGAAAATTTACTTAGATTGATTTTCCTTTTCCCTTCTTTCCTTAACTTTTTCCAATCCCGGCATCTTTTTAGCCAATGCACTTTCTCCAGCAGGAAAATAGAGAGGAAAGACTTGAAATAAGAAACTGACAATGTCATTGCGCTTCTTGCCCATGTTGAAAAAAGCAGAGCAGATAAAATACATAAGCTCTTGTTGGCTACAAGTGTCTTGTTGTATGACTATTGAAGGAGCTACTATTAGGTCATGTTCTGCAAATGCGTAAGCGCTTGCAAGAATGGATTTCTGTTCTTCTTCAGTGAACATTTTGATTTTTTCAGCTAACCATTCAAGTTCTTCTCTTTGAAGTGCTTGTTGTTTTTCATTTTGGTGTTCCAGTAAAATAGATACTTTTTCTTGTTCTTTTTCTGTTAAGGCATTTTCCAGTGCCTGGTTTTTTCGTTTAAGAACGTTGAATTTCAGCAAAGCAGCAATGTACATACAGAAATATCCTACTGCAATATCGAATATTAGGACAAGCAGATAATTGTTACTTGAGTTTTGTGTGTCACCAGCCATATACTCACTAATAGGGATAACAGCTAATAGCATAATAATGGCTATTGCATAAAGTACTCTGTATCGTGTTTTATGGTTTACCTGCGGTAAAGAGGCAAACAAAAAGGCGATAATCAAAACGGCAATTATTGCACCGAGTGGTATGAAAGGTGTTCCCATAGGTTTATTGCTCAGTTTGAGGATTAATAACAATACGCCAATAGCCAGCCTTATCAGAACCTTCATGAGCCAAAATTCCCATATCCCTAAGGCTCTTGATGTTTTTCTCTATAGCGCGTTTAGTTACACCAACCTTATTAGCCATATTATCGGCTGTGATTGATGGGTCGGAAATAACAAGATCAATAATTTTTTGTGCGGTTTTATTGATCTTCTTCGGCGTTTTCGATGTGTTTCCTAACTTATCTGCATTTACACCGAACTTTTCGACCGAACTTTCTTCGTTTACACCGAACTTTTCGACCGAACCATTTACTCTGTCGGCTACTTCCTCAACAGGTATTTTTCCGTTCTCATCCCAGTTCAAATTATAGAACGTGGTGTAGAAAGAAGTCGCTTCCGTTTGATATTGTGGTTCTTTGCCAGGCAGGAAATTGGGCAGTTTCTCTGTGAGTTCCCGCATTTTTCGTAAACCAGAGCCACGTTTCTCCATATAGTCCAATTGCGTAAACATATCCGCAATAACAGGGTTACGACGCATGGACGGCACTTTGTATATGTCACGGTCTTGGATTTGCGTACCGTCAAGCATCGCACCGGGTGATACTAATTCTACTCGGTCATCATAGATGTCAATGTGTACTTCACCACCCATAACGGTATAATCTCTATGAATAAGGTGATTTACCAATCCTTCAAAGATGGCACGGTCAGAGTAGTCGGGTAGATTAAGGCGATAGTTGGGCATCTTCACCCAGCCACTCATAGTATAGTTCTTGAAGAAGTCCATACCATATTTTAAGAGCAACACAAGATTAGCCCGATGTTCCACGGAACTGATAGCATCATCCTTGTAGAGTCCTGTCCAACGGGTACAGAAGATGCGAGATTGGAATACGGTGCAATTATCTACAAACAATAGTCCGGCATTGGTTAGTTTACCGTCAGGAGTAACCAGTCCGAATGATTCCAAATATTTGTCATTCCATTCCTGATGAGTTTGCTCATGGAAAGTATTGGCAAGGATGATGAAAGAATGTTTGCTGGCATTCACTTGGGTAGGCAATGAATCCCATGTCATGTGTGTGCCTTTCAACACCAATGAAAGAAGTTGTTGCGAATTGCACTCCACGCTTTCATTGCCAACTCGTACATATGCGGTACGTGTTCCATCTTGATAGTAATAATAAGGTGTAAGTGTTCCAGCTTTTACTTTCACTTCAAGTAAGGTATGTCCTTCGTGCTCTATCGGAATAAGTTGAACTTCCGGCACAGGGTCAAGTCGTGCCTTTATCATTTCACTGATAAAATCAGCATCGGCTTGTGGATTCTCCAAACCAACAATTACTCCGTCATCGTTCACTCCATAGAACAAACTGCCACCATCCGTATTGGCAAAAGCCGACACGGATTTGAGCCACGACTTTACTTTCTTGCGTTCCAACATTTCTTTGAAATCGTAAGCTGAGCATTCCGCTATCAATGTATTGGTATGTATCTGCATAGTTTCCTTATTGTAGTTTGGGTATAATCTCCCAATATGATGTACAAACATACGAAAAATCTCAGGAATAAATGAATAAAAAGGGAGAAATGGCACTGAATGGCTTATTAATAAAGCGTTTGCGGTGACAGACGAAGCCACGGAGAAAAAGGTAAAACGCAAAGAAAAGTGGAATACAGAAGCAGTTAGGTTTTCAAATCATTACCCGCCCGAAGGTCAGTTTTAACAGTTACCGTGACGATTGCTCCGCCTCGCTTAGGTTTGTCTATTAAGGTCTAACTCGTTGATTATTAGTTTTGAAATAGAAAACGTGTATGAGCAGAAGCACATTCAAGGTACTGTTCTATGCGAACGGCAGCAAAGAGAAAAAAGGAATTGTCCCTATCATAAGAAGGGTAACAAATAATGGAACTGTATCGCAGTTCAGTTGCAATGTAACATCCCGAAAGAACTTTGGGATGCTAAAGGGAACAAGGCTAAAGGGAAATGCAAGGAAGCCAGAGAGATTAATCTTGTCTTGGATAATATCAAGGCACAAATCATCAAGCACTACTAGTGCATATCCGACCGTGAAGCGTATATAACCTCAGAAATGGGCAATGCCTATCAAGGTATGGGTAGCGACTATGAAACACTGCTCAAAGCCTTCGATAAAGATTGCGCCAACTTCATGAAACGAGCGGGTAAAGACCGCACCATTAGAATGTACAAGGTAATGCTAAGGGCAAGAAATAATGTCGCAGCTTTCATCAAGGCATTCTATAAGCGAAATGATATGGTCATGTTGGAACTTACGCCTGACTTTATCAAGGAGTTTGCTGCTTATCTTACAACCGAACATAATTTGAAGAACGCCACGATATGGCTCAACTATATGTGGCTGAAAAGTGTGGTGATGCGTGCGCATTATAACGGGCTGATACCGAGAAATCCGTTTGCAGAGTTCCATATCAGTCTGAACGTAAAAGAACGTGAGTATCTGACAGAAGATGAGATAAAGGTCATCATGACACATGAGTTTGAAATCCATCGCTTGCATTTGTTCGAGACTTATTCGTGTTTGCCTGCTTCACTGCACTCAGTTTCGTGGATATGAAGGAACTGACAACGGATGAAATCATAGAGGTGAACGGCGAGAAATGGATAGTTGGCAACCGACAATGAACGGATTTTGCATAAGTGTGGAAATCAAGCCTGTAAAACTCAACATTCGGTTTTGGAAGTACAACGATGGGGTAGATGGATTTCCTGATTGGTGCATCATGAATGATATGTGAGCTAAAAACTCAATTACTTAAATATATAGCAATGTTGTTTATTGAAAATAATTATCTTTGCAAACAAACATATCAATCATTCATTATGGATACTATATCAGTAGGAATAAATCAAACAGGTAATGAACAATTTGTTACTTGGATAATAATTGCTGTAGTTTTTATATTTATTATCATACTTTTTCTGCTTAAAATAATCAAGGAGAGAAGAAATAAGGTAGAAGGTGATGGGATTATTCAATCATCCTCAAATGTGTCAAAAGAAAAACCGATACAGATATCTGTTCCAAAACCTTGTCTCGGTAACAAATTAAGTGAAGATTTAGTACAATTATCATCTCAAATTAAAAAGTCGAAAGAAATTGTTAAATCGGAAATTATTCCGTCTGCTAATGAATTAAAAAATAATTCAAGAGAAACATCATTTTCAATTGTAAAAGAGAAGGATGTAAATGCCCCATCGATAATGTCTTCAATGGCTCTTGAGCTTATTGCAAAAGAAGATTACTCTAAATTTTCAAAACCTAAATATATAGGTTACAATCCTATAAATATATTTACGCAAACAGAACCTTTAAACTATCCGTATGTCATAATGCCTTCAAAATCTGGCTGCGTAATCAAATTTCCTCAAAAAGGAAGGACTGGTAGAAAAGGATATAAAGAAGATGATTTCTTGCAATACATACGAAAATATTTTAAGGAAACTTTTAAAATTTATGATGACCGATATGTACTAACTAAAAAGAATCGATATGAACCTGATATTTCGCTTTTAAATGAAAAAGACGGGATCAATATTTTTCTTGATATAGAGATAGATGAACCTTATGAGGGAATCAATGATATAAAAAATAGGAAACCAACGCATTTTCGATTTGCTGATATAAATCGAAATAATGAATTTAAAAATAGAGGATGGATTGTCATACGTTTTGCAGAAATACAAATACATCAAAATCCAGATGGATGTTGCCGTTTTATCGCAGATGTCATTAAAAGCATTTATCCACAATTTAATATACCTTTAGGCCTAGTGGTGACTAAACGTATAGAACCAGTTCTGCAATGGACAAAAGAACTTGCTTTAAATTGGTCAGCTCAAAACTACAGAGAACAATATTTGGGTATTGGACAGTTTGGTTATATACCGATAATACAAGAAACTGATTTTGCACTTATCCAAGACGAAGAGGTCGAAAAAGAGGTTGTTGATGATAAACCTATTGCTTTGTCAGAAAAAAATAGCATTTCTACGCTTTCACAAAATATTATAGATATAGCAATTCGAACAAATAAATATATTGTATTCCAATATGAAAAAGATAAGACTATAGTCAAACCTACCAAATACAAAGAAAATGCTATTGCTGGATATTGTTATGTAAAAAATATGATTCGTAGTTTTGATATATCAAAGATGGAAGATATTCATCTGAAAAGCAGATATTACACATTAAGGTTGTCAGCTAGTGAATTAGGAATTCAGACCGTGGCTAATATGATGAATATTATAATCCCTAATCATAAATATGTCAGAATGGAATATACGAAACCAGCTCGAAGTTTTGTTACTATGGATCCTGAAACAAACAAGTTGATTCAAATGCAAACAAAAGCTGAAACCAGTATTCGTACTATCAGTGATATACAACTTGATACTGAAGGTTGGGGCGAAAACTATATTCGAGCTTATTGCCATAAAAGAGAGGAGGGACGAACATTTTATTTTGGACGAATTAGTCTTTTGGAGATTTTAGATTTATAAATAGCAAGCTTGTCATAATACATCATTCACAAATAGAATAAAGGGGATAGTTTTCTGTTCTTTTTTGATTTTTATGCGTTTACATCTCGTTATTTATGGATAAAAATCGTACTTTTGTGTGCAAGAGCGTGTGTTGCTTATGGATGCTTATTTTCGGATTTGCACTATATTTGCAACACGTTCACGCAAGTTACTCATACAGAGATGCTGTTGACTTTGAGGAAGTGAAGTAATTCAGACAAGGACATAAATAATAAGCAAAAGCGTGCAGTTTATCAGAACTGCGCGCTTTTGTGTTTTTTATTGTTATATACTTGTTGATATAAGGACACTGAGTTCTTTCTCTTTAATTCTTAAGAATCTATTTGCCATTACAAGTATTTAAGTCCTCATTAAAATATAAATCATGATATTATATTTTTCTTTGATGATTT